AGTGGAAACTGGAGTGCATTTGGATATGCATCCTGGTCACTTTCAGGAATTGGTGCTAGCACGGGTATAGTAAATGGAACTGCATCAAGTGGTTCTCCAAGTACTGCCCCCAACCCAAGTCAATTCTGTGGGCAAACTGCTACTGCAACATTAACTGTGTACTCTGGAATTAACGGCTCAGGTACATCGGCTACATCTACTGCTAACTTTACGATGCCATCAAGTGGTTCTGGCTGCCCTACAGGCTCTGGCGGAACTGGTACTGTAAACACTTACAAATATACCGTTTGTTGTAATACTGGCGGTACTTATGCCTTAAAGTATGGAGATAGCCTTCAGTCACTTAGCGACGCACAATACTTTGCAAGCCTGTCGTGTACTCAGGGTGGGGGTTCTGTTCAGGGTGGGACGGGCGCCTATAGCACTACCTTTCCTACACTTAGTTGCTCTGCTCCAGTAGCACTCCCATGCTCTGGTGGAAACGGTAATTGCGGCTCTGCTCCATGTTCAAATTGCGACCCAGCACTTAGCGGCGGCTCTTGGGGTTCAACAGGAACTATACCTGACTCTACTTGTCCTTCAGGTTCTAGGTATGCAACAACTTGTTGGACAGGTGGAAGTTGCCCAAATACGCCAATCCCTGGAGCCTGTGTTCCTGGAGGAACTGGACCATCTCAATCTCCTGCTGCACCTCCTGCTGCACCTCCTGCTTCTCCACCAATTTTTGTTCCTACCCCACCAAGTGCAACACCTACATGTTCTGGTCCTTGCGCTGGTACCTGGTCTATTGTTGGCGGAGTCTGTCGTTGTAATGCGCCAGCTCCAGTTTCACCACCAACACCGCCACCAACACCACCAGCAAGTTGCTACTGCCGTGACTTCCGCGGTCGTTGCAGAACCTTTACCCAATGTTTACAGGCAATATGATAGGATATATACATGGACGATAGATTGCCACAGGGCAGTGAGTTATATCAAGCAACCCACAAATTTGCTTTTATTGTAGAGGGTGATGTTTTTGGTGTCATCTCTTTAGACGACAAGAACCCTTACGATATAAACGACGTTGAGAAACGCTGCATTGCAGGTCTTTCATCAGACCCAAAGGTAGTGCCAATTCCAGTAGATAGCCCAGTAGTATTTGGTTGGACATGGGATGGCTCCACCTTTACACCTCCAGCAGAGGATAAGTAATGTCAGAGGAAAAAGTATCTGCTTGGAAACAGTGGAAAAAGAACCTTGGTGAGTCTCGCCCATGGCACCTTATTGACCCGCTTCAAAGAACCACTGACGATATAGCAGCTTCTAGGTACGACCTTTGCAAAGGCTGCGAGCACTTTATAAGCGCTACTACACAGTGCACAAAATGTGGATGCATAATGAAGGCTAAAACATTACTAAAGAATGCGGAGTGTCCAGTAGGAAAATGGGGACGAGACCTAACTCCATCTACGTAACAATAGCTTGTTACAGAGACCCTGTTATACAGTCGACTATTGACGACCTCTTTAATAAGGCTGACGACCCTACCCGAATAACAGTAGGCGTATTTCTACAACAAAAACAAGATGAAAACCTTATAACCAAAACTTATGGAAATAGAGTTCGGGTAGATACCCAAGAGACAGGTAAAATATTTAGCGTCTGTGAGTGCCGAAACAGGGCTATGTGCATGTTTGACGATGAAGAGTACATTTTACAAATAGATTCCCACACCCGCTTTGAACGTGGTTGGGATACAAAACTTGTAGGCCTACATCAGTCATTAAATAATGAAAAAGCTTTAATTAGCGTTTATTTGCCAGATTGGTTCATTGACGCATCTGGCAAAGAGATATTTTTAAAAAGAACGCAAACTTTTGCTAAATTTATTTTTAATAACGGTAAAAGTGAAGAGGCCTTTTATCAATACCATGAATTAGTACCTATGCCTTCTACAATTGACAATGCGGGTGATAAAGAACTAGAACTTGGCTGGTATTTATGCGGTCATTTCATATTTGGAAAGAGAGAGTTTTTTACAAAGATTATTCAACCTGAATGGGTTGGTTTTTGGGGTGAAGAGGTAATAAATAGCCTTAGAGCCTATACAGCGGGTTTTGATGTATATAACCCAGCTAATCCCCCTTTGTATCACATGAACGAGGGTTTATCGGTTAACTTTAGTAGACCTAAACTTTGGCTTGACTACCCAGATGAACATCATGCTAGGCGAGCACCTACAACCGATAGAATTATTGATATTATGAAAAATAACACTGTTGGTCCCGATGACCTATTTGATGTAAGGCCTTTATCGGATTTATACAAAATAGTGGGATGTGATTTAGGGGAGCTGTTTTACAGCTGGTACACTAATAAAAATGGAAATTGAATTTTATCACCTGTTTGCTAAAGGTCAAAGGTTGCCTATAGAGCAGAGCCCTGTAGACAGGGAGTGGATGAACACCTTAATGGACTCCTACGCCTATAGGTGTTTGCCTATGACATATGCAGCACGCCACGGGTGGTGTGTAAGACTTCCTCATGACGTAGAGGTTGTATGGGACGGCAGCCCAAGCCCTCAAGGCACAACCATAATCTGTGGAAAAGACTCTTTTGTTGATAACGGCACTGGTAACGGGGTTGTTACTTTTCATTTAAATGCCATCCCTAGAACCTCTCCAGAATGGAATCTTTGGTTTATGGGAGGGCCTAACCTGGTAATACCAGGCGCCACCCCGTTATCAGGAATTGTTGAGAGTGATTGGATATACATGTCGCCAACCATGAACTGGAAAATTACTGAAGTTAATAAGATTGTTACCTTTAAAAAGGGCGACCCAGTTTTATTTTTTATACCTATACATAAAACTCAACTAGAAGAGTTTAAGCTAGTACACAAGGGAATTGATGACGACCCTGAAATCAATCGTCATTACAGAGAGTTTTCGGCATACAGGGCGAACATTGACTCCCAGGGCGGTAGCTCATTTACTAGGGACTATATAAAAGGGGTAAGGTACGACAAGACCAAGCCTGACTGGCCTCATAACCATAAGACCAAATTAAATCTTCACGCACCTGATGTTAATGAGTAGAGGCTGACAGTTACCTCGTTCTCTTAGACAATAGTAGTCAGCGCCCCCGATATCAGGCGTCACTACCACTCTAGAGAATAGGTAAAAATGTCAAGTTATAACTCACCACTACCAGTGGGTTCAGACCTAGCGACTGGCGCTTACGCCATTGCTGTCGGTAACACCCCAGCTGGAACTAACAACGTCGGTAACTCTACCGACTCAGAAGGAAACGTTCGAGTAGATTTTGTATGGGGTAACCACCCTATGCAGCCAAATGACGTTCGCACAGACGGAACACCCGTTGCGACCGTAGCAGCAAACGCATCTCAGAACTACAACTGGAACGGGTACTCAGAGTACCCAAGCGCACGTCTAAATAACCTAGCCACTTCAAATCACTCAGCAGCAGAGGCTGAATGGAACGATTACCCATCATTCCTACCAGGCGTAGGTAATTACATGATTACAGCAGCTTCAGGTAACGGCACAACTGTTACATACACATCACAGAACAAGCTTGCAGCTGGAGATACTGTAAACATTACAGGTCTTACAGCTTCAGCTTACAACCTGTCTTCAGCAACAGTTGCTTCAGCAGACGCACTAAAGTTCACAGTAACTAACGCAGCTAACGCTGGTGAAATTACAGGACAGTGGTACGGCAAGGTACAGGCAACAAACGCTCTTACAGCATATGATGGCGCTGGAATTGGCTTCATCGTAGTACCTTCAGTACTTGGTGATACAACAGCCCTAGCTCTTGATGAGCTTAAGGATGCTGGTTACGAAGCAGCTAATATCACTACAGCAGCTGGCGCAACTAACACTGCTACACAGGTAACACAGGTTAACGCTACAAGCACAACCTCAGCAACCCTTACTATCGCAGGTGGAACAACTTCATGGCCTGTTGGTACTAAGGTCACCATCACAGCAGGTACAGGTATCCCAACAGCACTTGTTGGTACTTTCTCTGTAACTGGTGGAAGTGGAAGCACAATCATTGTTTCAGGTACAGGATTTACTGTTGCCAACTCAGGTGCTATTACACCTGGCACAGTTCTAAAGGGTACAGCTGGAACAATCAGAACACAGTCAGTTGCAGCAGCAACAGCAAATGTTCTTTCAACAGCAACAATTACAATCACACCTTGGGCTGCATAATAAACTCCCAAGCAAAAAGCCCCCAGCCATTGGCTGGGGGCTTTTTTATTTAAAGGGTTATTAGTTAGGGAACGCCTTTAGGTGTTCCTCGTATCTTTTTCCATTTGTCTGGCCTGGGTACACTTTCCAGGAGGACCAGTCTTTTCCACCGTTAGTCATGTAGAAGGTTATTTCTGCATTAACCACAGGGTCAAAGAGTTCCTTATTTGTTTTGAGGTCAAATTTCTCCCGTCTATCTTCTCCGAGACTTCCCAGCATATTAATCTGGAACATCCCGTAGGAGTTGTCACCTGTGGAAACATCTCCGTTATGGGCTAAGGGGCGACCGTTAGACTCTTTCTTAGCAACCGCGTAGGCGACCTTGAGAGCTTTTCCCTCAAAACCAACCGCGCTAAGCAGGTCAACTAAGTCTGTATCTGACAGTTCTTTTGCTCCTCTGTACTTATCAAGTGGGTCCACAGCATTTACTTGTACTGTTACAGGCGTCTCCTCCACGGCATTTGCGTTAGCAATTGCGTGCGGTAGACCCCCTATCAACAAGGTGTACATTGCAAATACAGCCACTTTATCCATCGTATCTTTTCTGATATTAAGCATTTGATTGCTCCTCTCAGTAGCAAAAGGCTCCATTACTGGAGCCTTCTAAGAACTAGACTGCCACAGAGTTACGGCAAGAGTCAAGCCGAAGTAAATATATTTTGTTTAATGTGACAAAAACGTTATTTAAGTATTTACTATATGTACGTATTTCCGCATTTTTTATGCATATCGGACAACACATATCAATACTCTATATTAGAAAGAGAATGAGATATGTCATTAGTTGAATGGGCTGGAGTCCTCTCAGGATTCGCAGCTTTTGGAGCTGCTATCATCGCGGCCACATCATGGGTATTAAAGTCATACCTGAAGAACTTTGTTCACGAACTTAAGCCCAACGGCGGGGGCAGTATGAAAGATACCGTCAATCAAATCCACTCAGAGATAACTGAGCTACGCGTCAGCGTCGCTAAGCTGGAAGGCCAGTTCACACAGCACCTAGCGGAAATTGGAAGAAGCGAGTAGTATTCCAATACCCCCACTATCACAAGGGGTAAAAGGAGCAAGATGAATAAAGAACAACTAGTAGCAGCTGCAGGGTCATATATCCGCGCTGCTATCGCTTCCGTTGTAGCACTCGCTATGGCAGGTCAAACAGACCCTTCAGTACTCGCTAACGCGTTTATTGCTGGTCTTGTTGGTCCTCTAGCTAAGGCCTTAAATCCTAAAGATAAGGCTTACGGAATCGGAGCTTCCAAGTAAACTAGTGGGAGGGCAGGCAACTGCCCTCCCATTATTAGGAGGACACGATGTCAAAAGTAAAATGCGATAACTGTGATAAAGACGCTCTATATACACACGCAGACCCTGGAGTAAACCCAGTTAATTACTGTGCACCTTGTTTACCAAACTGGTTACAAGCACGTGCTGATAGCGGTCACTTCCCGCTTGTAGAATTTATTGAAGAGAAGCCATCTAAAAAGAAGGCTACAAAAGAAGAAGAGCCTGTAGAGGAACCTAAGGCCGAGTAATGTTTGATGAGCCAATCTTCGCAGTACGCGTAGATAGACGACAGGCCGTTCAAACCCACCCAGTTCCTAAAAAGGTTACTGCCCCTAGAGGTCCGTTTCCTGATGAGATGTTCGCTGAACCTGAGATTATTAGCGCGTCTGAACATGTAGAGTTTGAACCTGGCGCTACTGCACAAAACAACTTTAAACCAGAGAAGTACCTTCGCTGTGCCCGTTGTTTGGTGAGAGTAAGAGAGTCTGAAACCGAGGACCATATCTGTGGCTAAAAACAAAAAGGGTCGTTACTTTGAAGACCAAGAGGAGCGGTTTAACCGAATCTTAAACCTTGCTCAAGGTATGGCTGACAAGATTGGCGTAGAGACTCCAGTAGACCAGCGCTTCCAAGTTGCCGTTCCATCAGAGGGGTTTAAGCAGCTAGCTGCTAACACTACAAACCCAATACGACCAAGAGCAAAGGCAATTGCTTACGATTTTGATAAGCGCTCTTTATATGTTGTATTTAGGGATGGCGCGTGGTGGGAGTACGAGAACTGCCCAGTTTCGCACTTTGAAAACTTAAAGAACACCGACTCTACTGGTAAGTACTTGGCATCTAGTGGGTTAGACCGATGGCCGCAGATGGGGCCAGCAGACCCACTAGAGATGACAGAAGAGCAAAGAACAAGATTTGAGTACGCTGCTGAGTCTTCTGCTAGACTTCAGCAAACCTTAATATTAGAAGAAGGCTTAGACGAGAGACGGCAACAAGGCAACTAATGCAAACTATCGGACCACTATACGGCGGAACACTTCGGTACTGGCATAAAAAATTATTGCCTGTGGTAGAGGTCGGCTCTACCCAAGAAACTGATTACCCATTTAGAAAAGGTAAGTGCCTAGTCTTTAGGCTGCCTTTTACTGAGCCTGGTTACTACGTTGGCCTTTTTTATAAAAGACCTGTAATATCCCCTGATGACGATGAGGCTATCGATAAGATAGTCTTAGACGCTATGAAGGGTAGAAAAGCTTGGGTACCAGAGGACGGTAAATATGATGAGTTTTTTTAAAAAGGAACCTTGGGATAAGCCCTTTCCAGAAAAGCTGGCAAAAAGGGTTTCCAGGATACCTACAGGAGAGCTTGAGTCCTGGATTGACCAGGCGCTAACTGAAGTTGGCAAATGCCTGTCTATGTACACAAAGAGCAGGGACTCCGTATATTTGGAAGAGGCTCTAAAGGGCGCCGAAGCCGTCCATGCTGTAACCCACGAGTTGCACTCCCGCATGACTCGCTGATATACTATATCTACCTCTCTCTTCTACTTCCGTGTGATGGTGCAAAAACCCTGTGCTTACCAGCACAGGGTTTTTGTTTTACTCTAGACTAAGGTTATTATGGACAACAACATTGTGTTAGAAGAAGACGAAGATGAGTTCTTACCTGACGTCCCAGAAGAAGTAGAGCCTGAGGATGAAGAGGTAGAACTTGATGAACTGTCTAAAGAGTTTGTAAATAAATTAATAGACCGTTGCATTGAGTTTATGAACGCTCTAGTTGGGCATGAGCTACACCCTTATCAAATGCCACTTGCGCGTCGTATCATTGAATCTGTACTTATTAACGACGGTGAAGAAATAACTGCATTAGCAGCCCGTCAGTCAGGTAAGTCTGAAACAATTGCTAATACCGTAGCAACGCTAATGGTGCTTTTGCCACGCCTTGCAAAGATGTATCCAGACTTACTAGGTAAGTTTATAAACGGTGTGTGGATTGGTATGTTTGCTCCAGTTGAAGGTCAGGTAGAAACCCTCTTTGGTCGTACTGTTAATAGGCTTACTAGTGAACGTGCGCTAGAAATCTTAGGTGACCCAGAGATTGATGACAGCCTAGGTAAGGTACCTGGAGTAACACGACAGATTAAATTAAAAAACTCAGGCAGTAGCCTTATGATGATGACCGCTAACCCACGTGCAAAAATTGAGTCTAAGTCTTTTCACCTTATTGTTATTGATGAGTGCCAAGAAGCGGACGACTTTGTTGTTACCAAGTCTATCTCCCCTATGCTTGCGTACTACTCAGGAACCATGGTTAAGACTGGCACACCAACTACGCATA